CACTTTTCCGTGACAAACGCTTATCGCTAAATCACTGGCTATTGAACGAAAGGTGATAGCAGAACACCTATAAGAATAACATAAATCAAATAAAAGAATAGAACCCCTCTTTCATAGTTGAGTCAATAGGGAAAGGCATGTCAACCCAGGATGAACCGTTCCGAAATCGGATCTTCCCATTGGCATCACAATGGAACTTGTAGTGATACCAAATGCTGGAGACATTTTCCGGAACTTCTTGGAGATGCATAAGTGTTCCAAGCTTGACTTGCAATTGAACAAAACCGGTCACATCTATGATGAAGTCATCATCTTTGTCAATGGACTTAACACTCTGTGGGATCTCCGCCAATTCTACGTTGCACTTGAAGTACATCTTTTTGTTCAACCATGTGTCATCTTCAATTATTACGTTGACACTTGGATCGCCATCTTCATCAAGTTCAATATTGACCCAACCAGAGCTTGGGTCTTCAGGATCACTATCAACACATGCAAAAACACGTTGGTCGTCAAGAGAGTGTTTAGGCAATGTAGTTGGCAAAATTTCAAAGCCAAAAGGAGATATTTTTGGTATTTTCTTAGGTTTAGGTGGGTCCCGAATAGGCAATACTTCCACGCTAGTATCATCAGTGAATTTTGCGAGTGACAAACCAAAACGAGACAAAAAGAAACTCGACGCCATGGTTTCACCTAATAACGCCCGTGAAGTGTATACTTGCCCTTGAATGTCAACATGAAGCGATCAGAGTTGGCAGGTTTGTCGACAACATCCGTCTCCGTGAAAGCATAAAAGAATACCGGACGAGAATTGTCGTTGTCTGGTCCCTTCAACAAGTCTTTCATGGTGTCATCAAACTCACATGGTATTTGCACCTTAACAGTGCCTGGATCTCCAGTACCACCATAGGTGACATCAATTGCCCCATGGAGTGCTACCATTTCTTCTGCTGTCGTTGGTGTGACCACGCCAGCTGCAGCCCAACCACCATAAAAAGTGCACATACGCCCATAGATGCCAGGGCGAGGTGCAAGACGCACGGATAGTTCCTTCCATACGCCAATCGGATGATGTTTGAGCAATTCTCTTGCGCCAGTATTGGTCCAAGGCTCATAACGCATCACTGCGCCGAAAGTGGTGGTCAAAGTTGTGGCAGTCTTCACTTGCACTGCCCCAGCGAATTTATAGTCTTGATCCGAGCCATACTCAGCGATCAAACGGCTTGCAGTAACTGAAGGCATGATCAAGCAATCGTTGCTGCGTCGAACTGCTTTATCAATTTGTCAAGCCTTGCACGCTCCGACAGCAACTTCCCGATCTCTAGATTGATCTGGGAGCGATCTCCTGGAGGAGCAGCTGTTAAACGAATTTGTTTCTGCTTTAACTCGCGAGCGAGTACCAATCTACGTGCTCGGAAGCCGTCTTCCTCTGAAGAAGTTTGATCAATTGCACTGGTTGTTGGTGTATCCACGCCAGCAACTGATTCAAGATTCTCGAGGGTGTCCGCACACTCTTCTAAGACCGCAAATTGTTTGGAAGAAAGGAAATGACCTTCAGTATGGCCAATTGATATAACGGTAGAATTGCACTGTTTCAAGATGTTTCTAATGGTGTGGGCAATGCTCTCATCCGACATGTCAATTGTACTGTGATTGTAGTTAAGCAGACCACTCATGATGGAGTTCATGTGTTGGGTACCAAACCAACATGAAAGTGGGGTGTTTGCTCCTTAAGCCTATCGCTATTCAAAGCCGATAATAGACCGACATGCGCATCCGTCCTCTCGGGCCGGACAACTTTCCAGAAATGAGGTTTGGAAAGATTGCCGCCTCGCCCCATTGATTTCTCAACTTCGCGATGCCAGTGGGAATTGCTTCCAATTGGCCGACCATGTCTCGCCGCGTAGCGACTAACCTATAGAAAAGCTTGAGTGACCTTTTCGGTTGGTTTTTGGACTAATGCAGTGCTGCTCAAGCTGCGCAACTTATCTCTCGATATTTCGTTGGCTTCGCTGCATTCCTACTCAGAGGCTGTGTATTTGGTCTCGTACAATAAGACGGCTAAATTTTAACTCGATAGCTAGAGTTAACGAACGTAAGGTCACAAAGCAACACTATCACCTACACTACTCAAAATCTGTGATCTCTACATCCTTCGAAAAGGTATTCTTCCAAGTGATTGTGCGTTTTCCAAATGCTCCATGAAGTGTCAAAGTGTTTGGTACCACAGCCACTGCATGATCTTCATACACAACCACGAAAGATCTCGAAATTCTCCTCCTATCCATCTGGTCTATCAACCGTTTGCGTGATCGTTGTGCAAATCGTTCATTCATGATAATGAGAGGAACTCGGTTCTCACGGCACACCTTCAATGCCGTAGTTCTATTCACTGGACCGCGATATGAAGCTATCGCATTGATAGCAGCGACATTCGTCTTAACACAGTTTGCTAAGGCATAGCCAAAACAACCACCGTTGCGCTCGCGCACTGTGTATTGTCTAGGCTCCTCGGATCGCAATATGTCAGGCAAAGCGCTGAACTCAGCTCTAGCCACCGCAAGTGCTCTAGTCCACATGTCAAACACGACCACGGGGTCACCTCCCCAGACTTGACATCGCGCTTCGCAATAAGCTTGCAACCCATGGCGCGCGGCTAAAGCTTCAATCCGGCGAGCGTCTGCAGCAATCCCGGCGTGTTGTATCTGATTCCGCCTGCGATGTGCATATTTCAAGATAGTGCGCAACGCCTTGTACACCACAGTCCGGTGTGGCAAGACGGCACGGCTGATAAAGGTGACTCCGTTCTGTCGTTGTGATCTCTCTTCCACTTTCCACGTGAGCCCCGCATTGGCCTTGCTTTGGTCGCTGAGGCCTCTGCCTCGCCACTCTGGAGTGCGATCCATCGTCACGTCGTCCCCGCTTTGGCAAATACGCACATCCTTGAGCTTTGCAACGCTAATTAAAGAACTAAAGGCCATGATCTTATTGATGATCAAAGTCCAAGGATCACCGGAAGCTAGGGCTTTGTTGAGAACAAATTTGAAAGGGGAACCCATCATCCTGACGCGCCTCTCGTCTCGGATCTCTTTCGCCAGCGCCCCGAGGCCTTGTTTGTCAGCAGCCATTTCCAAGAAGATCGAAGCGACAATGACATGTACTGGGCGATGGGATGAATCTTGCTTCTCAATATCTAACTCCACAGAAGTCTCGAATGTCGCAAGGAAGTCCTCCACCTCTTCCTCACGAAGACCGACAGGGGAGAGCTTCCCAGGTTGCATTGCCCTGGCCCAAGCATGTGTTAAAGCGTCGCATGTGTCAGCGAAGATGGCCTGTTGTAAATCACTCGCAGACACCACACCTTGCGCTTTGAGTTCTGAAGGGCCATCGCGCATTTCAGACGGCTTCTTGGCAAATTCGGGCTTCAGGAAAGCAAAAGATAACGTTGACGCGGCTGTTTCGTAATTTGCATACGACCCGTCGATGGCTTGTTGTCGAGTCTGTCGGTGAATGGCAGCTCTGCGCGAATTATTGATATGCGCAAAGAACAGTCGTTTGTCAACCACTTCTTCAAACAGCCACTGAACAATGAGCTCAGCATCGACAAAATCTTGAGGTCGAGTGCGGATGTCTGGTACGCTGCGAGTCAAGGCCTGAACTTGATCTGCGCCTGGGACGTCTCGAGGCTGGAATGTGTAATTGTCAAAGTCGTCTGAATGTGCGATGCCCTCATCCCGGAAAGTGACACCAGACACCAACTCCACGTTGGTCCGAATCTCAGAAGTTGACAAAGGCTCGCCATCATCAGTAAACACAGTCGCCACGGTAATTGGATCTGTCAATGGTTGTTCTATCAAGCTCGACTCAACAATGTTTGGCTCATGTATGTGGTGCCACGTAGACTCACTTTCAGCACGCACCTCGCAAAAGTCCCAAGATGTGCCGCCCATGATCACCGTGTCCGGCAACCTGCCGTCGACCGAAGTATCGTCAAACCACCGGAAATTTGTCAACACAGATACGCCTTCCACCACGAAAATCGTCTTTTTTCGTGCTCGGGTAAACCCGACAGCGCAATGTGCAGATTGTTCGGCCTGGCCCAACCAGCGCAAGTCGCCACCCAACGCTCTCCCGAGCCCATGAATGACAGAATACTCAGAGCGACGCCCCTGGCACTCATGTACTGTGGCTGCTTTAACGCCTCGTTGTAGCACCATTTCTTTCCCAACCTGAGTGCCTTGCATGGCCACGTCACCTTCACCAGGCAATAAAGTATCATCAGCCGTCAGTGTGTAACACAGCGCTTCAGGATCCTCGGAACCACAGAACAGATCCTCCACAAACGTGTCAGTGACAGTGCTGTGTAAATAGGTAACTGCTGCGTCCCAGCCCACGAAAGTCGTGGGAGTGATCATAACGCACGGTGCATCGGAAGCAATGAGCTTCAGCTGAGTTGGGGAAAACACGTTGGATATCTGTCTTCTGTCTCCAATAGTAATTACACCCTTGCTGCGCGAGTGCCTGTTGGCGATGGCTTGTAAATGCTCGGGGTCAAAGGCGTAGCACTCGTCTATGATGACATAACGCGAAGCATATTTCGTCACCAAAGCCTCATGCTGTGTGACAACGGTAGCCCTGCGTAAAGGCTCAAGCTTACCGAGATTAGCTTGCCACTCCTCCTTGAGTTCTCGCGTTGGGACGACTACTAGGTCATTCACAGATATCCAAGTGCGTGGGACCTTGGATTTACCACCCATTGCAAGGCCAGTGATGTGTGCAAGCCAATTCTTGACCGATGGTTGTGTAAAAAGGGATTCAGACTTTCGTAACACACCGGCCACGTAATCTATCCCTGGTGCAGCGAGTTGAGCTTGATACCAAGGCACCATGGCAGCATCATTACACAATCTCGCCCCGAGGTCAGCAGCTACAACAGCTTCTATGAGTGCATGTTGTATTTGCGCACCTCGAGCATCGGGCGAGATATAATTTGGTCCAGCGAGATTCTCAGCATTAACCGTCGCGCCATGCTGCAAGTCCATCAACTTGTGTATTGGTGAGAAATCATACTCCCCATTGGCCTGTGTCAGCCTATGCAAGCGATACTCGCCATTCGGAGAGGGCAAAGAAATCTTACCGAGTTTGAAACACTCTCGAATATCTTGGTTGTCTATGGGTCTCAACGGTATTGGAATGAGATCAGGCGCCCCGCCCAAGGCGAATTGCAACCCCTTGAAACTCTCAGGCTCGATGTTGGCCAACTCCTTCTTCAATAGATGTATCATCTTGCCTTTTTGCGCCGCGCTTGCTTGCCGACAATCATGGTGGAAAGCACTGAGGAGCACGGACGCCGCTGCACCTCTACGAACATGAGAGTTGAACTTACCAAGGAACAACTTGACCTCGGACAGGAAATCCGAGTACGGCAGCGCAGCGTTTAGCTCCAGCTCCACTATTTGCTCCTCCGGGAGCAAGTTTTTCTCGCGGAATCTCTGCAAGTCAACTGCATGATCCACACTGAACACATTGAAAAAAGTTTCCACTATGTCAATTGCTGCTGCTTGAAAATCCAAATCTTGTGCATCTTGTACGGCTACCCAGAACCTCGACATCTTTTGATTCGACCAGTCTAAATAATCAAGGAAGGCTGTTATTTTCTTCACAGCTTCTTGTTTCCCTGCGATCCGGGCTACGGTGATTGTGCAATCAACCAACACCCTCGTGGCATCGATTGAATACCTCATCCCCAGCATGATAGCTACGCCGACCACATCGGCGTAAGAGAAAGACACGGCCCAAGATTCACGGAACCCGTGTTCTATCGCTTGTTGCCACTTGCGTGGTGTAGTCACCCACCCGTAGAGCGTGGACCACGCGCTCACTACCACGTTCACCAAGGATGCGGGCTCAATCTTTGCACCAAAGTGTTCCTCCATAGCGCGCTCTGACATCTGATCCAACGTCATTTGACCAATGTCCGTGCGATAAATGCGCATCAAAGCCTCCATGCTAGACATGGCGCCCAATGCCATAGTGCCAGTTGTGGTGGCGGCTAGTGTTGAGGCCACAGATGAATAGATTGATCGTCGTACTGTCTCAGTAGTGGTCTTTGGCCTCAGCTCCTCCGCGTGATTCTCCGCCAACGCATCCTGGACTTCGGAATACACCTCTATCCAAGTCCCCAACGCTTGCGCTTCCGTCTCGGACAGGGTTATCCGTGGTGTGACTTGAGTGCCCGAAATGGAGTACGTTACGACTGACTGCCGTAAGACGATACGAGCAACCATTTTATCCTTGATCGCCTGAGTTCTATAAGTAGCCATGACCCTATCAAACCCCTTCTTTTCTACGAGCACAACAGGGCGAGTCATGTCTGGCATGATTAAGCGAATGAAGTAATAATGCTCATAGGATGGCAAACACCTCGTTGCCCACCCACCAGCGCTAAGGGTGAGGTTGTGGTACTGAGACGCATGGTCACCAAAGATGATCGTTCGCCGCAACGAGTGACCAGCAGCAAACGTTGGAGCGAAAAGTTGCCGAACCTTTTGCAAGTCCTGCACATAATCACCGCCATCATGGAAGGAGGAAACAACCTTGCCAAACGCCAGTTCCGTAGTCATCTCAGTCAACGAGTCATAAACCTTACGGCCCATCAGCGCCCGCCAGTCTATGGAAAACTGTGACAAAGCATTGTACACTTCCGCCTTCACCATAAGCTGAACAATAGTACGTGCGTCTATGTTGGGCTCAATATTGATCATAAGTAATGAACTAACGTCAAATCGCTTGAAGTGTCCCGCAGCACGTTGCCAATCGTTGGACCGCAAAACCCGCCCAGCCTTTGCTGCATCATCTCGAACTTTACAAGTGGGCAACTTGCATTGAGCACAATGCTTAGTGCGTCTGGACGAATCCAGCGCATCAGTATATTCCCAAATCGCAGCATTGGGAAAAGCATGCATCTCTGCCTTGCTGGGTGAAATCAGACCAACAATCGCGCCCTGCAACGTAGTGATAGCATGATTCAACGCGGCTCGGCGAATAGTGCCAGCTGCTCTATGCTCCTCTATGCGGGGCGAGTACCTCATTGGTCCGATCAAAGCCAGCAAACGGTGATATTGCGGGGAGGATGGCGGAACTGAGGTAGCTATGCCTTCAAAGAAAGCATCAAGTGCAACAGCGGCACGTTCCTCAGTAGACCCCAGGACCTCCATACCAGACAGCAATACCTTCGATGCTTCCAGTGCCGAGACAGTATTCATTGGTCGAGTGATGGCGTGACCATAGAATTCCTCCTCATCTCCTCGAATTCTTCGATGAGCATGCAAGGCGTGGAGATTAGGCCTTCTAGGGAAAATTGGTAGCTCCAATGCAGTAGACCCAACATACCTACTCAACTGACCATTTAACTGCCCTGCAACCGGCATGCGGCTAGATATGTCGCGCGCATAGTTGGCTAAATCTTCAAAAGCCTGTTGCTGCGAACCAGCTCCCAACAACATGCCATCAGCATACTGCGACAACCGCTGATGTGCTCCCGGTGAATAATGTAACATCCCGCCAACTTCAACTACTGGCAGGCTCCCTGCCAGAGGGAATGCCGCCATGAACTGGCCCTTCTCAACGAAAGGCGGTAACCTAGTGAACCCAACATAATCCTCAAAACAATATCCATCCTCACCGCGCGCCAGGAAAAAACAAACGCCATAAGAGATTATCGCGCAACCCCCAATACAACAATGCGCAATCAATGAACTATACACAAGGGAGAACATCACAAGGAGGACGGTTGTGATAATGGAACCATAATGATGCGCATCGCGTCGCCATCTGGCGACGCAATACCAACTACCAATCATGGAGGAGAGGGGGTCTGAGGTTGAGTGAGACTTCATCAGAATATGGGCTAAAAAGCTAAACATACCGTGATTGTTAGTTGTATTGTAGAGAGATGGACTGGGGACTGTGA